ACATCCTTTTCGGCTGGTTTGGCATTGTATCCAGCCCTTGTCAACTCCTCAATCGTTTTCGGCTCGGCATTATCACAAAACATCTCATCGTGCCGTTCAATTCCGAGGTCCTTCATCCGTTCAATCAGGTCGTTTGTGGTCAGTTTGGTTTCGTATAGTACCTCATGAACATAGGCGGCATTCTCTTTGAATCCAACCTTAATTACCGAACTGGGTACATTGTAACCAAAGTCCACCCCGTATACTACCTCACAATTGGCCGGAAACTCACCCGTTTTCCAATGGGTGTAAATGATTTCCTGACTGGCACCCCTCAACCCCAACCCAAACACCTTCCACAAATTAGAATCGGCATCCTTTAGGCTTTCGATTTCCTCAACTTGTTCCTTTGGCAAAAACGGGTTGTCCTTGTAGGTCGAATGGATCAAGATGTTTCCCGTCTTGTCGGCAACATCGTAAACCCATGAGGCCTCGTCTACCGGGTTAAAGTCCAAAAAGATGGTCCGCTTTGTTCGGAGGGCCAGTTGGGTGTAGATCTGAAACGGATTCAAATTTGCCTCATTCATGTACAAAATGTCCCGTCCCGGTCCCCTTACCTTCCCACTATCCTCGGCCCCAAAAAATTCAATATAGGACCCATTGGGGAAATTGTAGATATTATCGGTTTTGTTGAATGCCTCGTCAGAATACAACCCGGCCTTTTCCAATATCTCCAAAATGTCCCTCCTTGCCCCCCTTTTAAGATGCGGAAGGGATGGGCTGACCACCGAAATTGTGACCTTTTCCGTGTACGCTATGTAAAGAGCTAAAAGTTGGCTAATCGAATAGGTTTTCCCTGATCGGGTTGACCCCTGGTTAGCCAGCACCCGGTATTTGCCCGAATCGTATGCTTTACGATTCAAATCAAAAACCTTCGTCTTTTTTATTTCAACTGTTCGCATCGGATGTGGCATCGGTAAATACCAATTGCACACCACCTTCGACCCGAACATCTTGTTCCGTCTTATCCTTCCAACCCATGTTTTTGAGGGCAAATATGACCCCAGTCGGGTTGTTTTCATAAATCAGTCGGCCCTCATATTTTGCCTCCACCTTAGCAATTGCCTCTTTTACAATGTGTAACAATTCGTCTTGTTCCTTGTAATTGTAGAGGGTTTTGCGTTCAACTCCTAAGAAAACAGCCAATCCGGCAATGGTTGGCTTTGATTCGGTGGCAAAGTATTCGTTGACCTTTGCTTGTAGTTCGTCTGGTGCGTATTTTAGTGGTCTGCCTGCTGGCATTTTATCTCTTTTTGGGTTTGGCCCTTTTAGGCATCTTTTTGCCTTTACTGGCCTTGTTCCATTCTCCCACGTTCACCCCTTGCTTTTCAAGTTGTTTTTTGTGGATATTGAAATAGGCCGCTTGGGCTTTGCTTTTGTAAGGCATTAGGCTCCGATTTTACCGCATTTCCAAAGGACCTTTCGAGACCAATAATTGGCACTCATTTTGTCCCCTACACCTTTGATTCCACCACTACGTTGGCAGTAGTTTTCACGCCTTGCCTTGCTTTTGTGTTGGCGAAAATCTTGCATTGATGCGTCCCCGAAATGAATGATTTTTTCCTTTCCACCCTCACAAGCCTTCACAACCATCTTTTTGCCACTCAGCCAACTTTTGATTGGCTTGTTGCAAGTCATTTCGTTTTTGGGGATTTTATTCATTCAGAAAGTGGATAAAATACACCTCCACGGCACTAAATATACGAAATTTATGCGAATCTATCAAATAAAGATGTTCACAATTTCACACATCACACCTTCACCACCTTTGCATTTTAGGATGTGCATATCCGTATAAAACTGCACCTCAGGTTGTGCATCGGATGGGCAATATCGAAACCTTGCCTTTTGAAACATTGGAATGTCCCAGGCACTATCCCCAACCGCTACGTCATATTGAAATGGTATTGATTCCTTGTTTCTAAGGATGTGCAATTCGGCCCCTGATCGTCTAAGGTATTCCCCAGCACCGGGCCAACTGGAGGCCGTGACAATGTGGACCTCATGCCCGTTTGCAATCAACTCACGAATGGCGGCAATATCACGTGAATTGAACCCTTTAGATATTTCGCCCGTTTTAGTAACCCAAATTTTGCCATCGGTCAGGACTCCGTCAATGTCAACGCAGAAAATCATTTTATTTGTTTTATCCAAACGAACCATGTCTTTTCGGTGCCAAAACTCACATGGTAGTCCGATCCTGAATCAATGACCGAAATGTCGCCTTGTTGATTTTTAAGGATTAATGTGTCGTTTTCTACTGAAATATCATTTTGGTGGAATCCTTGCCAGTTTTCAAAAGTCCCTTCATTTTCAAATCCTTGAATTATCACATATCCCCCAACCTTTGTGGCTTTACATAGCTTATGGTAGGCCAATATAGGGTTTTGGGTGTGGTCAATAGCATTTGAGCAATGGACGATGTCAAATTCTCCATCGAATGGCAATTCCTCAGCCGGATAGGGCAAAGGGGATTCAATTTTGTGGGCTTTGTAGTCAAAAACCAATTGGTATAATTCACCCAATGGGTCAATTGGCACAACGGGGACAAACCCATTGAGGATTGAAACTACCCCCGACCCGACATCGGCAACCCTTTGATTTGGTACTGACTTTATGAAATCAGCCACAAAACCATTCAATTCGGGAGTCTTTTGTTTCCCAACCCATCCATGCCGGAATCGGTCGGTTTTGACGAATCCCCTCCAAAAATTCAATTCATGGTATATTCCATGTAATTCCTTTTGTGTCATTAAAACAATTTTTGTTGCATTTTATATTCTCTCCATCGTTTTTCTTGTGCCTCAAAATAATCTTTGTCTAATTCAAATCCCACAAAATCAATATTTCCTGCTTTATCGGCTGCTATTCTATTACTACCTGAACCTAAATGAGTATCTAATACATTTCCACCTTTAGGTATATAAGTTTGATAAATAAAATCATATAAGTTTATTGGCTTTTGTGTAGGATGTATTTTGTCTGTTTGATTGTTTTGCATTACTGAATATTCATAAATTTTAGCTGGTTTTTTTAAACCCATTGAAACCCAAGCATACTCACATCTTGCAAAATTTGGATAATATTGTTTTTTATCCCAAATTAAAAAATATTCACTTGTTGGCATCTGAAAATTGTTAGCTCCCCACACAATTTGGTTTTTACTTATCCTAAAAAGTTCTTTAAAATATTGATTGTCTGGTTTATTATTGTTGTAATTTTTACCTTTATCAGACAATTTGTGTATTGCATCACCTTTATTAATTTTTTTTAATCTTTCTAATCCATAAGGTGGGTCAACTACTGCCAAATCAAAGTATTTGTCAGGGTATTGTTTCATTCCTTCCATGCAATCAATGTTAAATACTTGGCTTGTCATTTTGGCCATAGTTTAGTTGTCCAATCTTTGCCCCATTTTTGTTCCATGTGGTTTTGGCTTATTGGGGTCCAATACGCCCTCAATTGTTTTCTGATCCGAGAAATGGGGTGTTCCTGATCAAAATTACGCAAATAGGTGTGCCGAATTTGGGTTGAATGGTCAACACCGACTTTCTTGCCTTGTTGCCTTATTCGATAACTCCAATCCAAATCCATGTAGTAGTATGGCAACATTTCATCCAATGGCTCATTTGCAAACACCTCCGACCTGACCATTGGGGCCGTCCATTCGATGAATGGGCATTCCTTATGCTCACCAATTGGATGCAAATGGTGGGTATGGTGGTCGCTTGTAGGCATTGCTGGGTGCAATCCGGCCCATCCCGTCCGATCCAATGTTTGGGCCAACTTGAATGGTACATCCGCATCGAAACGGATATTTGACACGAACCACAAGTAATCGGCTTTCCATGTTGGGTCCATTAGGATGGAATTGTATGCCCTTGACATATTCCCAACCCCATCCCGGCTCACTATCTCAAAAGGTAGCCCGGTGGCTTCAATATCGGCCATTGTTTGCTCCCATTCCGGCTCCAAATATTCTAATGCGACAATCAGGATGCTCATTTGTAGTAAATTGAAAGGATGGCACAAATGATGAAAATGATGTACCCAGTCCAAAGGACGGTTTGAATTATTGTTTCCCGTTTCATAGGCTTTTTAGCATTTGGATCATTTTAGGATGTGGGTAGATGTCAACCTTGTCAACCCTGACCGAATTGTGGGTGAAAACTCCCGGCTCACCTTTTAAGGCCCGTTTTGACACCTCCCAAATATCCTCATTGTAGGTCAATGGGATGCCGTATTTATCCCTCCACAACAATAACAATTGCCGGACCGATTCAATCTGTGCATCCGAATAGTTGTGGAAATATAGCCATCCCTTGTATGATTTGTCCAGTTTGATGACATCCTTGACCTCACCACCGACATAGTTGTAAAACTTGCCGTTTCGTTCACTTAGTTGACCCCAGTTGCATATTTCAATGCCGATGCTGGTTTTGTCCAGGTTTTTCCATGAAAGGCCTTGTTTGGCAAATACACCGGGTTTGATGCCTAAATGATAGCCCCAAAACTTAGAGGAAAAGCCTTGAACAATTTCCCCATCGTTGGAACCTGGGCCACTAATTGCCACACACGTTGCCACCCGTTCGGGATTGGATGCCCACCAATTGAAAACCCCCTCACCGCTTGGGTTTCCTGCAGTATGGTGCAAATAGATTTGTTTCTTTTTAGTTTCCTCGCCAATGTATTGGGTGGCTGGGAATTCGATTTGTCTAATGTTCATTTTTATTGCTTTAATATGTTGTCAATTTTATTCATCCAAATATCCCAATTGTTTTGTTGTACATATTGACGGCACAAACTCGCCTTTTGTTTTGTCAATGTGCTATTCATTGCCAATTTCGCCGTGTCGTACAAATCCCGTTCATTGTACCCACATCGGTAGGAATTATCCAAATTTAGGTCATCGTCACCCATTTCAATGCCCCTAACGGTCACACATCCTTTGGTCATTGCCTCCATCGGACTGGTGGACCGGGCATCCATCCGGGTCGCTTTTAGCAATATTGTGGCCTTTGAATATAAATTGTTCAATGTTGCCAAATCGGGTTTGACATAGTATTCAGTCAAATTGTATTCAATAGTATTTCGACCATACCCCAACACCTTGTAACCTTCAGCCATCAATCTTTGGCCGACCTTAATTTGTAACAAGTCGGGGTCCTTGCTTGGGTTGTTGGTCACGGGGCTTTCGATTAATATTGTTTTGCCATCCTTTACTGGGTTTTGAATTGGGAAATGATCAAGGTTGACACCATTGCCGATGTAGTAAATAGGACCAATCTTGCCCCATTTGTGGATCAATTCGTCAATGTTCCATTGGCTTATTGCAAAGGTTGGGTATGGGTTTTGGTAGAATTTACGACACAGATCCATCCATTTTGGATTTTCGGGCCTGAAATTGTGTTCCATCATTTGTATGAAAACGAACTTTTTTGGCACCAATCGGTCAAGATATTGCACCCCGTGTGGACTGGTTACAATGAGGCAATCGGCTCGGTTAATGATGTAGGAATTGTTGACCACTCTTGTTTTCAATGGAAACCATTTGCATTTGAGTCGTCTTGCCTGATCCAATACAAACACCTGATGCCCCAAATCTTGCAATCTATTTGCCCACTCAAGAATGACACGGATGCCACCGTGCATTGAGTTAATATCGGGACACGTAATGACGATTCTCATACTTTGATGGTTTTGGGAAATATTCGGTTAGTAATTGGACCAAGCCGGGACATACACCATAAGGCCCAATTGAGAGCCATTTACGGCCCTCAATTTTGCCTTTGTAGTTTTCATAGGGAAGAGTCTTGTTGACCTTCAAATCGGGCAAATATTCAAAATTGCCGACCTCACGCATAGTGTAGGCCGTTTTGATGATATATTCCTTTGACCAATCCAATTCTGCCAATGCCTTGAACTTTGCCCGTTGGTACACAATTGGTGTATGAATGTCGGTATAGAACCGATTCAACCCAGTCAGTCCGGCCGTGTTATTTATGGCCCTTTTGTAGTTACCAATGGCCTTTTGGCCCCAATCGTCAATTGTTCCATCGTACCAATAACGGAAATCCTTGGCATCCATTGGACCCATCAAAAAATGGTCATCATTCCAAAATAGGATGGAGTCGGTCGTTTCCGGGTGGTCAAAGGCGGCCATTGTTTTGGAGAATATGCTGAACTGCTTTTTCCCGGCCCTATCCTCTTTTTTAATATGCACCACGTTTTGGACCCATGGGGGACACCAGCCGACAATAATGACATTTCGGTACCCAGTCAGATTCTGTTCGATGGATCTGAGGGTGAACCTTAACTCATTGTCATGCCACCGTGACTCGGTCCCCAAAGGTATAACGATGTCCATTTTTGCTGATTTTTGGTAGAATTTCTTCCCTCACGGCATTGGTTAGGTTGCCAAATTTGGCCAAAATCAATTGCTTTTCCTCGTCTGTTAAGTAGGCCGACATCAACTTTTTGCGTTGATTCTCAGGCACTTTTGTACGTCCAATTTTTGCTTTTATCTGTTCCATGTGACAAATTTAGAGAAAAATGTAAAATATTTTTGGAAATGTGGAGATGTTTTGTATATTTGTTCTGCCATCGGGATTGATGGTAACCATAAAACAAATCAAATGAAAAGAAAGTACAACCCCCGACCTGATTACGATTTAAGCCCTTGGTTTTTTATCATTGCTTGCATCATTATTTTTTGGATTGTCGGTAAAATCGAAAACTATTAATCATGGAAATAAAAATCACCAAACAACACACCCAGTCGGTACACATTCCAGTCCCATGTTTTTGGAAATCACACTACCGATGGATTGGTGTGATTGATGACAAAACCTTAGTCACTTTTGTTGACTATGGGGACCGGGTTGAAATGTCAAATTTTGAACTACCGACCCCCGGAAATGTATGGCTTGAGGCCACCCAAGATGGGGAACATTTTAACCTAACCACCGAGGAGGAATTTTTTGAGGCGTATGATAAGGCACTAAAATCCATCACAATCACCCCAATACTCAAAACATGGTAATCATTACAATCCTAATGCTGGCCATTTTAGCCTATATGTGCTACATCCTATACAACATATGGGATGACCAATACAAAGCCAAAAAAGAGGCCCGTAAACGGCAAAACCCACATCGTAAGGCCGAATACGATTGCACCGAAAACTTTTATCATGACTGAATTTGCGTTCGGGGAGCAATTAAATATGACCCGACCCCCCCGGTTGAACAATTCTAATGGTTTGTTTCGATCAAAAGCCGGGGGAACTTTTTCTCATGCAGCGTTGGTTTATGGTTAACCCCCGATGTTTCTACATTGGGGTCTTTTCCATAACTTACACAAAACAAACACCATGTCAAACGAACTCACCACATTCGACTTGGGCAAACCATCCCAAGCCATTGAAGTTGCAACCATCTTGCAACGATTTGTCAAAGAAAAGAAACTGACCGCAAACATTAAAGGCAAGGAATACCCATTGGTGGAAGCCTGGGCCTTTGCCGGGTCCCAGTTGGGCCTTTACCCAATCCTTCAATTTGTACAGGATCAGTCAAACGAACGGGAAACCAAATACCTCGCCGAGGTCCACATTTACCGATATTCTGACAATCTTATGGTCGGTAAGGGCATAGCCGTATGCAGTAACAAAGAGGCCAACAAACGGCAATGGGATGAATATGCAATATGTTCAATGGCACAAACACGGGCAACCGGCAAGGCATTCCGCAACCTTTTATCATGGATTATGAAGGCCGCTGGCTTTGAGGCCACACCAGCCGAGGAAATGGATTTCAATACCAAGCCGGAAACTGATAACTACCCAACCGATGGGGAAAGGGATTTGTTGCGTAAATTGGTTTGGACAACGGATATGGATGACGAGGAAAGGGAAAGGGCTTTTGAGGCCATTGACCTTTGCCCATCTTATGAATACTACCAAAAACTCCAATTCCGATTGGAAGAAAGGCAATTGCCATTGGACCAAGTCCAAAACCCGACCCAAAAAGAGATTTCCAAACACATCAAAAAAATATCAAAATGAAACAAGGTACCACATGGATCAAATGGGCATTGCATGACGAAAATGATAACTTTGTTTGGCTGACCTTAAAGGTGGCCTATGAATATGAGGCTGGGTGGTTTGAGGATGGGGTGTACAATGAGAAACATGAAAAAATAGAGGTATTGGAATACCCCGAAAACATCACCGATGAACTCAAGGCACAGATTGATGCCGAATTGCCGGACATTTTAGATTATCTACTGGATGACGTTGATGAATCCGAAAGGGATTTTGATGACTATTATGAGGCAAAACGTGAGCAATCTATAAACGATTACATTGATAATTTAAACCAATAAAATGGAACAAAAATTCCCTAAAGGCATCCGGGCCTTTAAACCGAGAGAAACCGCACCCGATTTTGTTGTGACCGAACTGGTCGTTGATCCAAAGGAATTGGCCCAGTACTGTAACGAAAACAAAAGCCTATTGTCAGACTACAAAGGGGCCGATCAGTTAAAATTGACCGTTTTAAAGTCTAAGGATGGCACAAAACACAACATCCAAGTCAATACCTTCAAACCCAAAACGGACGTTCCATTTTGACACACGAACAATTAAAGGAAAAGGCGGCCAAATTCCAGCAATTCCTTGAAACTCGGCACGGACAGGAACCCGACCAATTATTGGAACGAATGGAGTTATTGGCCATCCTTGTTGCCCAGTCAGGCCAATGTTTGGCTGAGGCTAAATACCACCAAGATCAAGTGATAAATGGCGAAATTGGTCAAGCCATTGACAGATTGTTGACCGACAAACTATCGGCCACAACAATCAACCAATATGTCAAGACTGCGGCCAAGGAATACAATTATTTGGTCAATTGGCTGGATAGAATTAACGCCACCGCCACCCATCAATTGGATGCACTCCGAACAATAATTAGTTACCGCAAAACCGAATTTTCGGCCCTTAACTATGGCACATAGATAAATTTGGTAAATTCAATTAAATGTCTTATATTGCATTAAAATATGCAAATATGAAGATTGAGTTATCAAATGGCCAAAACTTTGGTAAATTGACAGTATTGAATGAAGCACCTCCATATAGATTGCCAAGTGGTCAAACAAATAGGGCATATTTATGCCAATGTGAATGCGGAAATCAAAATGTTGTTCGTGTTATGCATCTAATTCGTGGACGCATAAAAAGTTGCGGATGTATAGCAAAAACAAGAAATGGCGAAAGTAAAACAAGGTTATTTAAATCATGGACTTCAATGTTAGAACGTGCAACATCAGATACATATGTTCATTTTAATAGGTACAAACTTAGAGGCATAAGTGTATGTGATGAATGGAAAAATTTTGAAGTATTTAAAAATTGGGCATTGTCTAATGGTTACGCTGACAATTTACAACTTGATCGCATTGATAATAATGGAAATTATGAGCCATCAAATTGCAGATTTGTAACAAACCAACAAAATGCAAACAATCGAGAAACGACATTTTTTGTTTTTTACAATGGTAAGAATTGGCCAATAATGGATTTGTTTAGACATTTATCAATACCAAAAAAAAATCAACAAACAATAAGACAAAGAATATTAAGAGGTTGGAATCACCAAGATGCATTTGATAAACCAATAAGGAATGGCAACTACAAAACAAAAACAAATATCACTGCCTAAATTATTAGAAAAGGCTCAAAAGGTTTTCAATGCTTATATTAGGGAACGTGACAGCAAAGATGGATATTTTACTTGCATATCATGTTTTAGGTCTTTGCCTATTGATCAAATGAATGCTGGTCATTATGTTCCAGTTAAGGGCGGATCATTTCTTAGATTTCATGAATGGAATTGCTCGGGAGAATGTATTCGATGCAATGGGTTTGACGAATTCCATTTAATAGGATATCGAAAACACCTGATCATGAAAATCGGAAAGGATGCCGTCAATTGGCTGGAATCAAACCGCCATGAGGTAAAAAAATGGACACGGGACGAACTCAATTCACTCATCACCAAATACAAAACAAATGGCAAAAAAAACCCAAAACGAAAAGATTCTCAATTACCTTTCTAACAAGGGATCAATCACCCCCATCCAGGCACTTGAAAAATTTGGGTGTTTTCGATTGGCCGCCCGAATTGCTGACCTTAGAAGCCAAGGCCACACAATTTGGACGGATTCTGTAACTAAAAACGGCAAAACCTTTGCCAGCTATTCCCTAAACCAAAAAATCAAATTGCTAAAATGAGAGAATACATTGACCTTGGAAATTTAGTTGTTGAAAAATACTGCATTGAAATGGGTGTGGATCGTAAAGTTTTATATGCCAACCGATATACCAAAAAACGCAGACGGTTGGACAATGGTGTGTCGTTGTCATTCATCCGGCAGTCGCTGGCTCACTTTCTCTACAAACGGCTCCCATTGAATGCAAAGACGGTTGGCGAATTGGTTGGGTATAGTGATCACTCAATGGTGTCCCTATATTCCCGAATTGTTGAGGACCATTTTGAGGTCAATGACCGAATTTTCATGCCATACTATGAAAAACTGGTCGAAATAGCCTTGCCGATGGTTGAATCGGTAAATTTTGAACGGGTAACGGCCTATTATTGGAAGTCTGTGGATAAGAAATTACAAAAAATTAGGTCAACTCGAGAATTTTCCGTATAATTGTGTCTCACAAAGGTTCCCCGGCAATGCCGCTTTGTTTGACAAGCTATTAAAACCGATTGGGGGGAGGCAGGGAACGCCGAACCTCGGTCGGTTTTTTTTATAGGTTTTTTCCCGGTTTTATCCAGCCACCCAGGAATGGCAAATAAAATCGTTCGGTTAGTTCAGTACGAAGGCAACAAGTGTTGGCAATGTGGACCCCTCACAACCAACGACGGGCAAGTAAAGTAAAGCCGTGACAAACCCGCCCCCGGATGCGGTGGAACGGACTGGAACCGATTGACAAAGGACCCTGGAGAATGGCAAAAAAGTCATTTTGATTGTCCTCTGTAATTTGAGCAAGTTGAGGTTAGTTTTGACAAACTCCCCTTGCCCGGATATAGAGGGGATATGCCTAAACACTAATGAAATGAGTAAACAAACAGAGATATTTGACACCAACCTTCCATTTGGGCATTTATTTGCCCAACAATGGACTGAATGGTTAAAGTATAGAACGGAAAGGAAATTGCCAAAGTACAAGCCAATGGGCCTTAAAATGGCCCTGACACGCATTGTACGTGAATCAGGCAACAATGAGGCTGAGGCCGTTGATATGCTGACCTATTCGATGGAAATGAACTACCAAGGAATTTTCAAACGGAAACAATATGCCACACATCAACGAACTCATGAAAGTCCAAATCGGACTGGAACCAGCGAAGCCCGTATCCAAGCCCTCGCCAAATGGTGAACTTGTCAAATTTGAACAAGCCATTGAGGACCGACGGATTGGGACCCTACTGGACATCGAACCACTAAAACAAGCCCTCCGATACGCAATGGTCCTTGTTGGCATAAAGGCCCACAATGTCCCAAATGACCGTGAAAAGGCCGTGTTGTTGCAGTTTATCCAAAACAACTATGGAGGCCATACCCCGGCTGAAATCCGATTGGCTTTTGATCTTGCCGTTGCTGGGGAATTGGATGTTGAAGATGTCAAATGTTACGAAAACTTTTCGCCACTTTATTTTGCCAGCATCATGAATGCCTACCGAAAATGGGCAAGGCCAAGGTATGGTGAAATACGGCCACCCGAAAAGGAATTGACCGCTGACGAAAAACTGGACATTGAATTAGCATTTGCCGCCTACCAACAAAAACAAGTCAACAAATGGCCCGTGACCTATCCCCGACAGAATTAGCCGAATTGGTAAATGAGGAAACGGTCAAAACATTTATTGACCTATCCATTGCCTACGCAAAATTGTATCAGGAAAATCCACGGGCATTCATCATGGCTTTCCGCAAATTCAAATCCATACGGATGGCCTCGGCCTTTATTGTGACCGTTTATAGGTCCCAGGGGCTACTGAAAGAATGCAAAGAGGCCACGGGAAAGGATTTCAGTAAGTATGCCGAAAAGTATTTTGACGGCCCAACGGCCAAGGTGTTCGGCGAAATCCTATTAATCATCTACGCCATCACCCGTTAATTGATCATAAAACACGGTTTGGTAAATCTCAGCCAATGCCCGGTATGTTATGTGCATAGACATAGCCTCAATCTCTTTGATCATTCTGACCTCTTGGTGACCCAGTAACATAGGGTCTTTACCTTCGATTGTATATAGGGCATTGACGGCGGCCTCAATCTCAGTTGAGCAAATCAATAGTCGGTCCTCACCCTCGGAATCTTCATCTTCGCTTTCCATTTCAACAGATCCGTCTCCACCTCCGTCCGGCTCTCCTTCCGATATTTTTCGCATAACGGCTCCAGTATTGCCAATCTCTCCGCTGGTGGTAGTTTCTCCAGCATTTCCCGAATCTGTTTTTTCAATATTGGTGAGTCTTTGTGTGCCATTGATTAATTTTTTCAAATATAGTGCAGAATCCAACACCTCCTCATACAAATGATTCAACCATTCCTCACGGCTTAAATCCGTTCGGTCCATTGTTGTCCCGTACGTTTCCAGCCCCTTGGTTTCTCGCCGTCTTAAATCAGCAATGACGGCGGCCAAAATTACAGAATCTGACCTTTCCAAATGCGTTTATTCCTGACCTCAAATTCCTTGCTTCCATGTAAGTCAATCACCACAAACCCGTGATTCCACGAATTTATGGGCATATATTGTGGGTGTAGTTCAGAAAGGCAACCAACCGACCAGGTGGTGACAATCTTGCCCTCAATGTTTTGTTCGGTATGTTCGGACGTTCGGTGGTGGTGTCCGCAAATTGTGTTGGCCTTTGCCCGTAAATAAAGGCCACGGGCAATGTTTACCGGGGAAATGATTGAACTGGCAAATTCGTGACCATGCACAATATTCAGGTCATTGGCCTTCATTATCCTTTTGTCGGTAATAAATTTAATACCTGACACCCGTTTGGTGATCATGTTGTTCAGTTCAAAGTCCTCCACCCCATGCAATTCCCCCAGTTTCTGCCAAAGGTAGTGTTGGTACCTTTCGTCATGGTTGCCGTATTTGAAATAAATGGGGCAGTCCAA